TCAGTCCAAGGACTGCAATTAACTGGTTGAACTGTAACAGTTGGTTGCTGTACTACAACAGGTGGCTGTTGTACTACCACCGGCCTATTATAAATGTCATAAATGACTGCACCAGTAGCTGCTCCTATAACAAATGGAGCCCAATGCCAATGACCGCCGTGACCCCTATGCCAGTGACCGTGGTGTCCATGATGTTGAGCCATTGCCGGAATAGCGGCTAGAACTAAAACTACACCTGCTAAGATTTTTTTCATTGCTATCTCCTAACCATTTGACAGACTTCCCAGGGCGTGTGGAGCCTCTGCCGAGCCATTATGTCCCCTCGCTATGCAAGTTCGCCCCTGCGAAAGCATACTTATTTAACGCCGTATTCTGGGTTTTCGTTGACAAGTTTGCAGACCAATTGGAAATGTTCGTATGATTTACGAACAGCAGGATGTGCCATAAGACGATCTGCTTCTCGTTGCATGGCTTCTACAGCCCGTTCGCAGGCTTCCCTAGCACTAGGCCATTCAAGACACTTGGCCTCTGGGCCCATAACTCGTACCAATTCAGCCCAGGCTGCACGTTGTTCTTCTGTGAGAGGAGCCGTTTTTGGACGTAGATCACTAGCCTTCATTAGTTCACGGCTAATAGCATCTTCTGCTACTCGTCCTGCGGCAATCATAGCCGCATGGTTAGGATCAATATT